ATACCAGTTACATATGCCATTTCACCCCAATTCAAACTCGCTGGTTTTGCGGTACCAGATGATCGTTTGATTCTAATTATACTGGCCATTTCAGAAATTTCCTCCGTTAATGTCTAAATTCTGTGCTGCACCTGGAGTCAACTCCAATGTTGCGTCAAATTGTTTCGTCACACCATTAAACACTAGTACCATACCATTTTGTAAGGTTCCTGGTACATTCACGTCACTTAATTCTGTTAGAGAGAGGGTGCCAGAACCCGCCAGTGATGAAATCACTTTTGTAGCATTCTGTTGTCCTACCCTGACTTTGATATCTGCCATCTAAGTTAGCAATTCAGATCTAAAAAGTATTTATATTTACTATGACGTTATCTTTGAAGCAAGTTCATTTAACAACGATTTAAGAGTCTCAATCTCCTTTTTCATCTCATCCATTTCTGCCTGTTTATCAGAATTTCTTCTTTTATCAGACAAATAATTAGAATAACCAGCAGTGTCCATATTAATTATGGCACCCGTTTTTTCATCACGAAATAAATTTTTATGCCCTTCTACTGGTATCATGCTAGTGCGAGTGCTCTAAAATCTTTTATTCTTACAGGATAGGATTCATTAGTAGATGTCATCACAATTTTTATTACAAATCCACTAAATTGTTCTAAATCATCTGCAGTAAATTGATACTCTGAGAATTTATCAAACTCATTAGGAGCAACATACTTATCTGCTCTTCCATCATTTAAAGATAAATCAATCGCAGTATCTCCAAAACCATCACCATCAGTATCAATCATATTTTTATATCCTGGAAAAGGTCTATAAGTCTGTGAAACTTCACTAGAATCGGCACTGAATAATCTATAATATACTCTGAAGTCTGCTTCAGGTTGGACACTTGCACCAACTAATACTTTAATTGAAGTAGCTGGTTGCTTCAAATCAACTCTCTCTGATATGAATATAGATCCATGTGGATCATCTTCTATTTGATTAGTTCTAACATCAGAAGCATAGTTGTCAGCACCAATCGGATTATTGATTTTATTTCTACCTAAAATAAACGTTGCATTCTTCACATCTAAAACTGGTGATAAGTTAGGATCAGAAGAACTCATATTTACGTTAAGAGATAATGATTTATTTCTTGGTAAATTAGATAGTTTCGTTGATTCATTAATTTTTGAAGCAACTAATCTTGGAGTAGGATAGAATACAGTTTCATTTAAAATTGCAGGTTCAAACCCTTGGTCTACAAATGAAGCCTCAGTTCCATCAGCACTAGTTCCACTGATAGTTCTAGCAGTTGTATTAACACGGGTGGTGCTACCTGGTGTTATTACATTAAACTGTGGTGTCAAAGTACTAAACTGATGATTTTGTGATATCTTAACGTTACTTCCACCTATTCCTTTTTCGTTTGAGAAGCATAGTAGTGATTTACCCGTTCTCGCAGGTGCAATACCAGCAGTATTTACTTCAAGATAATAATTATCAATATTAGAAGCGTTTCTAAGTGTAGTATTAGTAGGTACTGTGTGTGTAGTATTGATTCCTACCAATGGCATTCCAGCGATTTCATAAGTTTGAATGTTTGAACCTGTTTCATGAGTAGTTGCTGTTGTATTAAAAATACCTCTTGTCAATGTTAATTGACCTGTACCAACTACATAAGAAACAATTTCCTCACCGATTAAAGCATCACCTCTATCAGTTGTCAATCCAGCAAAATTGCTGAATGGAGATGTATTTCCTAAAGATACAGTGGTAGCATCTGCAGTTAAAGCACTTGTGGTTGGAACTAGAGTTGTGTCTGGTTTAACATTTTTAATTTCAACTTGGTTTGCTACTCCGTGATGTGCATGGTTGTATTGAGTAACCTCTATAACTTTACCTGTATGTAAGTCACTAATTAAAGATGAACTTCCATCTACTTTGACACCAGGTATAACTGCCCTAGTATTATTATTTGCACCATAAGTAACTAAATCTTCATCATTAATAAATGCATCACCTTGAACATCAGTTAAGTATATTGTATCAAACTCAGGGTTAATACCAGTTACAACAACTTTAAAACCAGAACCTCTTTTTACATTAACGTTTGTATTATCAATTGTGAGCACGTCACCTAGTTGGAATCCAGAACTACCAGATTGTACTGTTATAGATGCAATTTTTTCATCTGCAGTTAAAGTAAAGTTTGCAGTTGCACTTACTCCATTTCCACTTAGAGAAATTAAAGGAATATTATTTGAAGATGGAGTTAAAGAGTATCCACTACCACTACTTACGATTTCTGTTTCAGTAATATTAGAACCTTGACCCTCTATAATTCCAGTAATGCTATTATTATCGAGGTCGCCAGCAGATCCAGAACTAATTTTTCTACCAATAGGTAAATTAGATACTGTTCTGTTAGCACCAGTTCCATCAATAGATACCTTTAATTTTCTTGGTAGTGTATGAATTGGATTTGTGGGTAGAACTTGGGTATTCAAACCACCTGCTTCTACTGGTGTATTATAAAACGTAGTAGTTCCAGAATTTACAAATGAAGCTTTACGTAATTTGAAAGTTAAGTCTTGATATTGACTTGGAGTCCAAATTGTACCATTTTGAGATTTGAATAAACTTCCTCCAATATACTGTTTAGAGACAACTACATTTTGAACATCTGGTAAATTTGTAGTTCCAACTGTTTTTTGACCCATTGTAGCAACCCACATTTCATACTTATCTGAAGCAGGTGATAAGAATACTAAAGCATACTCTTTCTCTGGTTCTAGGTATATTGGTGATGGAAAACTAAGTGTTGTTGGTACCGATGCATCATCAGACAAATTAATATTATTAGGATTGACTGAGATTTGAGCGTAGTCTTGAACAAGATAATTTGTTGGAGTTCCTAATTCAACTGTTCTTAATTCTACAAATAATTTTGCTAATGGATCTTTTGATTTAAAGTATACATCGAAAGATGTTAAAAATGCACCAGTTTCGTCTACCGTAAAGGATTGTGCTAATGGATCTCTGTGTGGAGCCTTAAATTTTTCCCCTAATCCTTCTCTATAAACTAAATTTGTTCTAGTTGTAATTTCACTTGGACGAGTTCCTGATGGTGGGGGTGGATTTCTCACAGATACATTGCTAGTTACAGTGGTCTGTATTGTACCTGTTCCCGTAAATGTACCAGATGCATCACTAGCATGGTCAGTGCTGCCTGGCACTGGTATAGTGCCCTCTGGTGCAGCTGTTACTCTAAATGTTTTTGTTCCTGTAGCGAAAAGAGTAGGTGGTTTAGGAGTTGTGTTTGGATCTCTAAAGAAAAATGCTCCAAGTAAATCTCCCCAATTATCACTAAACAAATCAATACTACTTACAGTTGCAACAGCACCACTTTTTTCACCAATAACTTTTGCACCTCTAGTAATATAACCAAAATATTTTTCCATATTCGCAAGTGAAATGGTGTCAATATTTAAAAGTCTTGATGTAGCAGAATAAGAGTCTGATGGAGATGGTCTAGTATTATCATAAGGATCGACTGTATATTCTTCAACTAATACAGAAGGAGATCCTAATCCAGCTCCAACATCGGGTCTTGATGTATCACCATACTTATGATTTGGTCTTTGTATTTTAATAAATCCAATTTGTTCACCATTTACCTCTATCTTTGCATTTTCAAAAACACTGAAAGTACCAGATACCATATTAATTTCAACTAGTTTAGGTACAATATCAGGTACACCATTATCAAGATAATGGAAATGTTTAGTTAATGGTCTTAATCCGTTAGCATTGAAGAAAACATTTCTAGAACGCATGAAGGGATCTACTTCACTTGTTACTTTTACACTTTCAACATAATCAAATTCTTGACTAGGACCTTGCAATACATTTGTAAATGTTGTTTGAATTTTTTGTGTTTGTGAAAATACGTTTTGAACTATTCTCACTCGGTCTCTATAAGATGTGCCTTCGGGGTCTCGAATATCTCTTCCTGTATTAATATCTTTTCCAGTATCTGTTTCAATTATAGGTCCTATTGGAACTGAGTTTGCTTGTTCAACCCATTTTGCTCCTGATGATTCAGTTCTCTTATTATTTTTGTAAATGGTACGAGTCCAATTATCAGATGGTGGATCTAGAATAATACCACCCATGAATACAATTACGTTGAATGGGTTTACATTTTCAACTTCAGTTGCTTGAGGTTGTATTAACCAATCAACTTCTTCATAATCTAATGTAATTAAATCACCAGTTTTCTTACAATTTGGATCTAATAGTTGTAAATTAGAATTTAAATCAGCAGCTTCTATATCAATACTAGGATTCAAAGCTAATTCTGGATTTATTGACCAAAAGTCAACTGCACTAATTAATTCTTTACGATTTATATCTACATCACATCGGGAACCAGTTTCAGGAGTAAAATCTATAAAGTTTCTGTCAGAGAAACTATTGACGACGAATCCAGTTTTAAATCTATTAAGACCATCAGCATCTCTAACCTCAAAGGATTGTGCATTGACTTCAAGAGCATTTAAAGATGTTGTTAACTCTAAATTTTCTATTCTTTTCTCAAGTGCACCAATATCCCTCATTGTAAATCTTTTATTATCAGATAATTTTATTTCTGGACCTCTTACAGTATCAAAAAGATATGGAGGTAAAGATATTCTGGCAATTTCCATAGAATTGCCAACTTCTGTTGGTGGTGCAGGATCATCCGAAGATTCTCCTTTAATTAATTTTACTTCTTCATATTGATTAATTACTAATTTATCAATTCTACCCAAATAATAACTATATCCTAATATTGAACTCTCATTTGGAGTAATTACAAATGGATTTGTAGATTCAAAAGAACGACTTGAAAAGGCAAAAGGAGAATCCGATCCACTACCGACTGTAAATGGATTAACCCTTGGTCTAAAATCAAGAATGTCAGTAGTTCTTAAATTTCCTATACTTGGTATATCATTTGTATATCTTTCTTTAGTATAAGAATTTACGGAGAAAAAGTCCCCTGTATTTCCACTTGCTACTTGATATTGATCAAAAATAATTAATAGTTTTTTAGATGGTATTGCTGTTTTTGCTTTTCTGACAATTTTAGAATAGTCACAGTATTGAGATTTATGACCTTTATCAAGAGTGTAGTTTTCTGTCCTATCAATAAAGTTTCCAACAGCTATTTGTTGCAATACGGTCTCTGTTGCAGATTCTTCAAACGTGACAACTTCACCAACAACAAATTTATTTGCATTCAAATAAACAAATTCTATATCAGTAGTGTTAGGACGATTTACTATCTGTCCAATTGCTCTGCTATCTTGACCAATTATTTTTTCACCTAATATTGCGTTAGTATTTAAATTTAAACCTGATACAAATTTCAGTGTATCTAAAGTGGGTTTAAGATTGTCTTTTGATTCATAAACAGCAACTATTTTGTTTACATCAGGAACGTTGAGGGATATTTCTTTATCTTCGACTCTGACACCATAAGCGTTATGTTGACTTAATCCATTTAGAGTATTTACTCCTGAAGTACGAGTTATTTCTAGTTGTTGACTTCTAATATAATCTTTAGATTTACTAGTTGCTCCTACTTTTTTTAGCGTTACGTTGACGGTAACTGAACTTGCAGTTGTTTTTGATAAACCACTGAAAGTTATATCATTTCCACCATTCGTAATTGTAACTTGATCTGATGTAAGAGTTTCGATTGATCCATCTGAGTATGTGATAGAATATTTTTCAGAATCAAAAGGTTCAAAAAAGGCACTAGTAATTCCTACTGATGCATCTAGTCCCGCTTGAGTGTTTATTGATAAGGAAGAACTTGCAACATTTTGATTTGTTATTTGTCTACTAATTACTAAATTGGAGCTAGATGTATCAACATTAGAAATTACTCCTCTAGGTAATACTGCATATATGCCTGAATTCTCAACATTTAAGACTCTAGGAACTTTAATTCTAAATGTAGAGGTGGTTGCTGTTACTGTTCCTGTATTGACACCAACTACGGGTGTGGTAGTACCAAGAGTTAAAACTTTACCTGCATTTGCAGATGGTATCTCTGTTATTGTGTTATAAACAACATCTTCATAATTTCCATTATTGTATGCGATTATAGAACCTGTATTAATACCAACTCCAGCAAAACTTCTATTAGGTACACTTGCAGCAGTACCAACTATGTTAATTTCATCTGTAATTGAAAAATTAGGTAAGACACGATCATAGAGAACTGTATCAGCGTTAAATATAGCTATCCCAGTTTCAGAATTAGTATCTTGACGTATTGATTTTATATCATCAGTAGTATATTTAATTATTGATTTTATAGAAACGGTTTCTGTTGAAGATCTTTCATTAAATATTATTTGCTCTCCAGCTACAAATGTTCCAGTAGTTTGAGACAGAGTTAATTCATTAAAACCAGTAGAATTTGCTTGATAAGCAAGATATCCTATTGCACCACTTCCCAATCCTCTAACTCTTGTTCCCTTTATCTTTTCAGTAAAGTTTGTTATTGAGGTTACTCCTATTGTTGTAAATGTTTGAATATCATATAAATTTAAATCCCATTCAGTTGTAGCCCCTGAATATGAGGAATTAGCACCAAAAGAATAAACTCTTGCTTCTCCAATCGTTAATCCTGCTCCTACGTTTTGTGAAGTACCTTTTCTTGCGTTTCTTAATTCGACAATATTAGTTACGTCTCCACCAATGTTTATAAAAGGAGATCCTGAAACGTTATTAACTTTGATAGTACTACCCATATTAAATGGGACTGATGCTGCTTTTACACTTTTTACATCTCTAGGTTTTTCAACATCAACTACAGTTGTTCCTGGCAAATAAACATCAAAACCTCTGACATATGCTTTACCTGGTGATAATTTCACACACATTAAATCGTCTGAAGGATCGTTACCCTTATCAGTTTTTTGATTTGCTGTGTATAAACCACCTGAATCAATCTCATCATTTAAAGAATTTTGAGTATTGACTCTAAATGGTTCTATTGAATAGTTACCAGATTCATCATAAGTTCTTTTCGCAAAATACTTTTTGAGTTCAGAGTATACAGTAGAATCTTGTAATTTTTTAGTATCTCCATTAGAGGTTTTGAATAATTCTACAAAATTAGTATCATCATAGTCGTCTAATGATTTTTTGGTTAATTTTGCTGTAATTTTAAATCTATCGGCACCTGGAGCAGCAAAATTAGTAAATCCTTTTGCATTATCATATAAAGATGAGTCATCATTAGCGTTAATTACTTCTTCTATAATTTCAAAACCAACTCTATATGATGGTGTATTTGAGTATGGTTCTAAGACTATTAGAGAAGTTGGAACATCAACAAAGAGACCACGCATAAAATAGACACCTTTATTCACACCAAAGGCAGATCCAGTTGCAGTTGCATTTTCAGAAACTAATGTTAAAACAGTTTCCTCAATATTTAAAGTTGTATTACCATATGTTAAACTATCCTCAAGTATTAAAACCTCACCATCAGGAAAAGCACCACTTTCTCCATCGTTACCTGATTGATTATATTTTATGAAAATAGTAATATCATCTACTCCTTCTTCAGGTGGTAAAATAAAATTCTTTATTGTAGCTACTATTCCTGAATTTTGACCTCTTACTCTAGTTCCTTTTCCATCATTATTTGAAATAATATTACTTAAATATACAGATACATCTATTCCTAAGTGTGTTGAATTTATTTTTGCTGAAAAATATGTAGGATCATACTCAATACCACCAGGTATGACCATCGAACCTTCTTTAAATATATGCTTACCAAAACTCTCAACTTGATTTTGTAAAAGTGACTGTAAACCAGTTAACTCTCTTGCCTGTACAGGATATCCAGGTTTAAATAAAATTTTGTAAAAATTATCGTCCTTATTGAAATCATCATAGTAAGGTGATATATTTAAGTTAGTCTTCTGTGGCATTTTTTAAAATTCCAGTATGATTTTAATGTCTTCTTTTTGTCGAGAGTTCCTCACTATAAGAGGGCGATTATCTAAGTAAACTATTTCACCTGACCCTTTATTTATCTCAGATTCAGATAACCCCGATACAAAGTTGGTTCCCAAATTTATTAATTTGCTACCAGTAGGGTTAGTTGTGATTCCTGAAAAATTAATTGATATAGATCCATTAAAGGTAGAGCTAACTCCTTCAATGTTATTTGCAGAAGTCCCTGTCTCAATATCATATGATCTTCCGCTCGTTGATATTCCTGTATAATCAGTATGATCGTATGTGGTTCTATTAAATTGTAAAGATCTGTCTTTAAAGTATTTTAAAACTTTAGTTTCAACGTCATAAGAAGCAACGAATCCACTAGCAACTTTACCATTATTAGGGGGAGTTGCTAGAACCTGTCTAATTTCCTCACCCACTTGAGGAGTTCCAGATACAGTAGAAAATTTAACTGCTTTTAGTGATGAATATGTATTATCAGTAAAAGTAACAGATGTTCCTACTTTTGTAGGATTTTTAACAATTCCTACTTGTGCAAATTTAGTATCTATTGGAAAATCTTTTGTTGAATCATCAAATCTAGCATAAACAATTACTCTATCAGTCCCTAACTCCGTATATACATCATGACCATGCCCCAATTTAGGAGGTATAATTGGAATTAATTTTGCTCTATTAGTTGCAGAAACATTACTATTCAAAGTTCCAAGATCTACTAATGCGTAACTGTATCCTTTTCCTCCTGCACTTACAGTAACATCTGTTATAGAACCATTAACAACATCAACTCTAGCTTTTGCACCCTCACCATCACCTATAATATCAACTTCTTGACTTAGACCATTTGCATACCCATTTCCAGATTTTTCAATGTAAACGTGTTTAATTTGGTTCTCGTTGACAGATGAATCACCATTTTCTCTTACTGCTCTAATTTGAGAATCTGTGCTAGTTGACCAATTATTTGGTACAGTAATAAATTCAGTTGAGTCGAATTTAATAATATCACTAGGTGAAACAGTGAAAAGATACTTCCAAACATATCCATCACCACTGTTTCCTGCTTTTGAAGGTTCGAGGTCTGTGAATGTAGGTTCATCTTGGGATACATTTCCAAGAGGGTTAGTTCCCGTTGATCCATTATCAATACAAACGTAAACTTTAAAGTCGGAATTAAGTACGTAGTAGTTCGCATCATATAACCTATTTGCTGCTGTTAGTGGACTTGGATTTGAAGCACTATAATCATCTCTATAAATTTCATATCTACTTCCTGATGTCCAATCTACTCTTCTTATTATTCTTCTTATATTTGCTGATGATACCTTTTTACCAAACATCATAGTGTCACCACTATGAGATCTATATGAAAAACTATCTGTTGGTGGTGGAGTAGTTGAGTTCCATCCTGATGACCTACCATAACCCACTAAACTTCCTGCTCCTGTTGGATTTGCTAATCCGACAAAAACATAGTAAGAATTATTTGTATTCTCTACTGATTCTACAAAATTATTTGCGTTCAGAATTCTAAATTGGTCAGTAACAATTGCCGACATCTTAAAATTTTACTTTTCTTTTTATTTATAGTGGTTATTTAATCAAAGTCCGAACACTCTGATAGCACCAGTCGATCTTAGACCTCTAAGAGATGCTTGTGCATAGTTCTTTCTTTGAATTGTTGGGAAGGTGGTTAAACCAGAATTTACAGTTAATCCAGTAACTCCTATCGAAATTGGATTATCAGATCTCGTTGCATTATATAATCTACCCCAACTTAATCGACCCAATGATATTGTATTACCTGTATTGGTAACGCTATGTTTTCCAGTTAAACCAACACCAATTCCAGTTGTGGTTCCATTCAATATGTTACATGTTATTTCACCATTTTCACTACCAGTTGCCACTCTATCATGAACGATGTAGATATTATCAAGGAAATTAGTTCCAATTCCAACTATAGAATCATTATGAGTATCAACAGAAGTAATTCCTGTTCCTACAGTTGTATCAGTAATCATAATTGGATATCCCACCTCTAAGTCATTTGTATTCTCTCCAGCTCTTTCTGCCCTGAAGAAGAATTTAATTCCAAGTTGACCACTGTTAGTGACTTCTTTAATACCAGTTATAATACCAGTAAATCCTTGAATGTTATCAATAGAGGTTATTTTCTCAGTCTGGAATGATGGCTCTTCGATCAACACTTGAGGTGGATTTGATCTTGTATAACCAGCACCAACTCCAGTTAAATTAATATTATCAACAGTGCCATTTGATAGAGTTGCAGTCGCAAATGCGGTTGCAGCAGTTCCTACAGTTAAACCAGCTCCTACAGGAGGAGTTATACTTACTCTTGGAGTTATTAAGTACCCTCTTCCATTTTCAGTTATATCAATATTAGATATAGTGCCTGTTGCAGAAACTACAGCAGTTGCAGCAGCACCAACATTTACATGACCAGATGTTATTAAAGCATCTATCTCATTAATATTAATATTATATTTCAGATCAGATAGGTCTTCTACATGAGTATTAGGTTCAATATGAGATCCTTCCTCATAGAAGAATGAGTCAACATTATCAACAAAGATATTATCTCCTGAATTAGAACCAGAAGTATCAGTCAAATCACCAATTATCTTTGCGGTTGGATATATTTGAGGTTCGAGTGATGGTCTAGATTTATCAATAATCTCACCATTGACAACTACATCAACTTTTTGTTTTGTCCATCTTATTGGTTTTTCAATAATTTCATCTACACCTAAACCAGTGTAAATGTTTGTTTCAATTAAATCTGCACCAAGTAAATCTGTAATTACTCTTTCACTTTCTTGTGCTGTTGAAACACCCACAGGTGATTTCATTAATCTTATTTCATCACCACGTTTTACTGATTCTTGAACATCAACTAAATCAACATCTATTCCTTCTTGTCCTTTGTAGAAGAAGATATCAACTTTGTCATGATCATTTGCACCAGGAGAGGATTCACCTGAAGGTGCTTCTAAGAATGTGAATGTTGTACCACCTTGGAACTGATATGATTCACCTGGTTTCTGTAAAACACCATTAACAAATATCAATAATACAGCATCTAAATTAATTAAAGCTGATTGTGAATTTGATAAATCTTTTTCAAAACTTAGTAATTGACCGTTAAAGAACAGTGGGAATCTTGTTTTTACACCATCTTGTAAGTTTCTTATATCATCAATAAAATCAAGTTCACCAAACTGCCATGCTGAGAATTGATCGTTAAATATTCCAGTAACTTCTAATTCAAATTCATTAATAGGTTGTGATAGATGTGCTGCTGTTACAAGTCCAACAGGTTTGAATTTATCACCAACTTTAAATGAATGTCCTTGTCTTGCTATTTGGAAGTTAGATATTTCAAAAGTAGTTGAACCGATACCTACTGAAGTTTTTGCTGCACTTACTTGAACATCAATTAATAAATTTGAGCCTGTATCAGTTGTAGATCCAATACCGAATCTTGAAACACCCACAACAGGTAAATTGTCATAATTGGGTTCTGGAATTATAATTTCTGGATTTATATAACTTGTACCAGCAGAAACAATATTGAATGAAAGTGTACCACCTACTCCCACTGTTGCAGTTACTTCTGCACCTGTTCCACCGCCACCACCTTGTCCAACAAATAAAGTGATTGAGTCAGTTGTAGTTGCAATAATAGCAGTTTGAATTCCAGCAATAGGATCTGAATTAGGGAAACTTGTTTTTGATACTGAACGAGGATAAGGGTGATTAGAGAAGAAATTATCTTTTGAACACTTAAATAACAATCCACCAGTATCAATACCAACTGTATCGCTTGTGGATAATCCGTGATTTGGAATTGTAAGAACAAGAGTTCCTGTATTTGAGGTATAGACTGCATCTGTCGCTGTAAATGCATTTACACCTGTAGCAGCAAAGTTACCTTTACGGATTGAATTGATACCAGCACTAACAAACTTATGTTCATATGCTTGGTCTATAACTTCAATATTAACAGAACCACCACGATATCCTGAACCAAATGTAAGATCTTCAAAGAATTCATATGCAACTCCACCACCTTGATAATTATGAGGAATTGTGCTAGGACCAGCTTGTACTTCAAATGATCTATCTGAGACAATACCAACTACGAATAATGGTCTCTCATGATCTTGGAATATTGTTGTTGTGACACCTACATATCCACCACCACCAATAGTTTTAACTGCTGTTGCTGTTGCAGACTCAAATTGATGAACATAATTATCAGCAGGGTCAGATGCACCAACATTTACTTGGAAAGTATTTTGAGTTACATTACTTACTGTTAAATATTGTCCAGCTGCAGGGTCAGTTGCACGAGGATAGCAATGAACTGTTGCGAAACTATCTTTATCACATCTAAAACATATTGAACCAATATCAAGTATCACAGCATCATTTTCAACTAAACCGTGATTTGCTATTGTAATTACTAATCTACCATTTGTGGGATTATATGTTGCAAATGTAGGTTGTCCTACAACTGTCTTAGGACATGCAAATTCTAAACCTTTGAGTTTTACTGTATTTGGTCTTTCTAATGCAAAACCATGAACTTCGTTTGTTGTGACTGTAATAATACCAGATGCATTATCATATACAGCAGTTTGAATTCCAAGATTGAATCCCGATGAAGTTCCAATACCTACTATACTTGTTAATCCACCATTACTATCTTTAAATGCCTTAACTTTCGCACCTACCAATGGAGCATATCCAAGACCAGCTGTAGAACCTAATGAAACAATTATACCCCCTCTAGGCACTTGGTTTTGATTAATATCAGAATCAGATACAATAAATTCTCCGTTTGTTGATGTAATTCCTGTAAATTCAACTGTAGATATTCCTGCAGTTGTGTCACTTATAAATTCATAATTATTACCAACATTGTTTTGAGTAAGTGGTGTTTGGAATACTCCATTTATGAATAGTATACCATTACCAACACCAATACCAGAAGCAGTATTAGCACCACCAACAGTTAGATTATATGTTTTACCGATGCCTGTAAAACTATCTGATATGTCATCAAACAACATGTTAGTTGTGTAATTACTTCTTAAGAATGTTCTTCCACTATAATCAGCTTTTACAAATGGTAAATTAGTTTCGTCTCTTCTTGATCTTGTATTACCTTTTGGTGGATCAGTAAAGAAGATTTTACTATCTACAATATTAAATGAACCTCTATGAACTTTGATTGTTGAACCACCAACATGTACAGTTTCAGCTGCTCCTAATTCACCTCTCCTGACCTTCACACAAGGTAAAGTTGCAATACCTAATGAAACGTCAACTGCATCATTAATCGTTCCTGTAGGTGTGCTAGAGAACCCTACCTCAGTAATGGTCATATATTCATCATCAATCTTTAATATATCGGATGTAGTAATTGAACTAATACCACTTAAAATTAATTGTGTAAGACCAATTCCAACCGTGTTGTTGTATGTAAATCCATCAAAGACTCCTAGAGTATGAGTAATAGTTGTGAACGTAATAGGTTGCTGAACTACACCATCAAGACCTATAATTGTTTTGCTTAACTGTTTGGTCATTGATAGTTTGTGAGCATTTCCAGAACCACTTCCAGTAAAGGTGACTGCTGCACCTGTGCCGATATATTCAGGTCGAGTGAATAATTCAAATCTATTTTCATCAATCACTTTTGCAAATACATCACTAGGAAGAATTGTTGTAACTATACCAGCTGAGTTTGTTGTTGCTCCAATTGAAACAGGAGTAGCAGCGATTCCAATGAAAGTTGATTGTGGTGTATATACTAGTTGTTCATTAGTGTTAAAGAAATGATTCGGTATGTTAAATACTCCTGTTGATTTGATGAGACCGACTCCATCTGCTAGTGAATTAATTCCAATAGGATTAAATGTCTTAGAGTAAATTGGAGTTCCATCATGAGTTAAATCAAATTCCTTTTTATTTGCTCTCAATCCACTTAAACCATCATAAGTCGATAGAAATACTTTTTGATTAACAGGTCCGTAAATAAGATCAGGTGGAGTATTTGCAAAATCATTAGCGGTGTAGAATATTTGGTTATATGCTTGAACTTCGATTAAAGAATCAAACTCGGCATCTGGATAGAATTTTAAATTGATGTCCGTTCCAGAAATTTCACCACCAAATGTACCAATACCAGTTGTAGAACCTGCAGATACAAATGGATACTGTACTGTTACTGTATCATCTTCATCTCTTAGTGATATTACTTGATGTATTGCAGATGTTTCACCACAAGAAACTCTTACTAAAGATTTTACAGAACTATCAATAGTTCTATTAATTGATCCATAGATAAGTGGGTTTGATGTTCCTGATACATGATTAGATTCTAATCTAACACTTCTCTCTGATCCAGATGGTTGCCCTGTAACAGAGAATCTATATGTTCCAATTCCATCAGTTACAGTTCCTAATCCAACTATGTTAGCTCTTACGTTGAGTATATCTAATCTATCATTTTCAATTTGTAATTTAATTAAATCATTTTCAAAACGGGCAGTTATAACACCGACAACTGAATTACTCAAACCTGGTAATGTATCAATATAAGTTTGTGCTACTGTTGTATCAGTGCCATCAAAGTCAACTATGACTTCATTATAATTAATTTCTTTAGTTTTACTATCCTCTACAAAAATATTTGCATAAAGACCATTGAAATCAGTTTTGGGGAATTCAACAATCGAAGTTGTACTTATTCCAGATAATGCTGTGGTTGCACCTACATTTACACTTCTTAAATCAATATTACCAATTGGAGCACCACCACTAGAAGGTAAGTCTGTATTAAAGTCAATTTTTAAAATTTTGATATCATGATCCTTTTCAAATTTTTCTGTTGGTGTGAATACTAATGTTTTAACATCATCTATAGAAATTTCAGTTGAAAAATCACCTAACTTCATTGTTGTGAAGTCTGTTGTCTTTTCAAGAAGATAAGCATTATCAGTAGTAGTTAATACCACTAATTCTGATAGTTGTACATCAAAAGTATCAGGGTCAACAATTTGAATAATGTAATTTGCATAGTCTTCAGTCAATTCTTCAATGATAGTTTTATTCTCTTGGAATCCTGTGCTTGAGAACTTATTACTAATATCATCATGTAGTAATACTCTATTAGTTTTGCATCTTGTAAAGTCTGTTAATGTTTTATTAGATAATTCAACAAATTTAGAACTATTAGTTCTTGTATCAAAATCTCTTGAAAAATCAAAATTGTTAATTGCATCAACTCTTTGCTTATCTTCTAAACCTAATACATTATTAACATCAAGAACGATTAAATCTTTTGTAAGTGCAGTTGTACCAACTCCAACAGTAACTTTACTTTCTATTGAAGTATCTGAGAAATTCCTTAATCCTGCTGGATGAACAAGACGATTTACGGGATTTACAAATTTATCCCATTCAACTGAGCTCTTAACAGTGTAAGAGAGATTTTGGTAGTAATCATTATTAGGTATGACCTGATAATCTTGATTCAATTTACCAATATCATCTAACCAACCATATTCTTGTCGATTGGAGAAGTTAGTGGTAAATTTAGCTCTATTTTCTAAAATACTTGTTATCTCTGCTGATACATTACTAGATTTACCAATTATTCTATCTCCTGCTTTTACTTCAAATTTTCCATCAATTTTTACATAGTCATCTCTAATTTCTGTTATTCTTAAATCAGTTTCTTGTCCATTTACAACTAATTTTTCACTTAATTCAAATATTCCTCTTGTTAAATTTGGTCTAAGAATTGGATAGTTTTTCTTATTAACTATAGTTGCATATCCAGACTGGAAAGTTTTTGCGATACCTGTATTTGTTGTTAAACCAGATAAGTTAAATTCTAATATCGCTTGAGTTCCAGCAATATAATCTGAAACAGTAAAGAATTGATAATTATAATTTTCTGAATTAAATCCATCACCACTTACACTAGTTTCTGTTGAAATACCGCCTTGAGTTGCACCGACACCAGTTTCACCTATTCTTTGTATTCCTTCAACAAATATTTTGTCTCCTATAGCAAATGGTTGTGGATCTACAAATCCATTCATAGGTGTTTCTAAGAAACAAGTAACTACTCCAGATTTACTTGTAACTATAGAACCAATTCCAACTCCATTAGAGTTATTAATAGCAACAATTTCATGATTTACTGAATCTAGACCTGTAACTGGTGCTAGAACCTTAACCTCAGATATAGTTTGATTAGGTGTTATTGCAACTATGGATGAATTATCCATAACCGCACCAGAAGTAGGGTTAAAGACTATTAAATTAGGTGCATTGATATAATTTGTTCCACCACTTATGATATCAACAGTTTCAATTATATCAAGATTATCAATATTTAAAACTGGAGGTATAAATGCCTCTGGACTTAATGTCTTATCAGAAGAATATTCATAACCAATATCTACTATTCTTACATCTTTGATTCTACCAATTGAAGTAGATATAGCTACAATATTAGCATTTGTACCATTTTCGCTTGTAACAGATTTAAACTTAGGTAGTTTTTTGTAATTAAAACCAGAGGATAAAATTTTGAAATCTTTTATTGCACCTACAACATTGCTTGATTTTGTAGAATATTCAAGTGTTTCACAATCAGAACTAGAGTAAGACAATAATTCTGGAACTTTTGGTGAAAAATCAAATGTTTCTGATGTTACATTAGATATTTTATACTCACCATTATAAGTACTATCAACAAATCTTATTTCAGCATAATTTTGCACATCTGTATCAGATGTACTAATGAATCCACCTTTAGAAACTCCATAATATAATTTTTCTGGTGTAGATTTTGAAAACTCTACTGATAATCTGCCACCGATAGGATCAGTATTATTAGTGCCAATACCGATGGTTCCAATACCTAAAACATTAAAGTTAACTGAATCTTGTGAGCTATCATATTCATTCAATAAATCTTTATCATAGAATAATTTAAAATCAAAATTAGCAAGAGAAGTATCTTTAAGTGAGAATGTTAACTTAGAATTTTTAACAACATTAATTCTTGGATTAATTAAAGCTATTGTTTGATTTGAACCACCAGTATTAGCTGTAATGTTAACTGTGTTAATTGGAGTGCTACTTAAGTCAGATAAAGTTTCAGCAAGTTGGAAATATCTATCACTTATCTTATTGACAAAGTAAGATCCAGTTGATAAACCAGTTATACCACCATCATAGAATATTTTATCACCTGTTTTTAATCCATGCCCCTCAATATCAAATTGATTTGTTTCTACGTCTGCTGCTGCAAAAGTTATTGGGTTAATTAATAATTTTTCAAATTCAGAATTGTAGGCAACTGAAATAGGAGATGTTGTACCAATACCAACAGATAAATTTGGAATAACATTAATTTTAACGATATCATTTTCTAAAAGATTATGAGTTGTTGTATCTGCTGCTGAAACATTTGTAATTACTGTGGATGTAACTCTATCAACATCACCTGTTACTTGCTCATAATCAGTTTGGAAGTAATATGAACCAGAATTTATGCCTGATAAAGAACCCTTGGAATAAAAATAGAGACCATCGCTAGTGCTTCCTATACCAACTCTAGAAGTTAATATACCAATAAAATCTTCTCCTTTGTCAATTATGAAAACATCAATCGAATCATCTCCAGAGTAAGGAACTTTAAACTCAGATACTTGTGGAGTATTACCAACATCAAATCTATTTGCACCAAGTCTCTTATTTAATTTTACCTTCTGTCCTGTTTTAAATGGATGATTTGGTATACGAATTGTTCTAGTTGGTATTGAAACATTCTCTTTAATCTCTCCAATCACAGATTCAACTGTAATAGCACTACCAGGTGTAGTTCCAACTCCTACAGACTGAGGTCCATTGAAGTATATAATTTCATTTTTCTTTGAATTAAATTTTCTTGTTTTTGCTGGAATACTTATTCTATTATTTAAAACATCAACTCTAGATCCTAAAGTATGTCCTGCTCCTGCAAATCTCTCAACTCTTATAACTTTAGGTGTATGATAAAGATTTAAAACTCTTAATGTTTCATTATCAATTCTTAAAGTACCACCAACAGATACAGTATTAGGAATACTTGAAACAAAAATATCTTCTATTTTTCCAGCTACATTTCCACCTAACATTGTTTTTGCTAGACCGATAGTATCTGTTGAAACTCCTACACTAAAAGATCCTTCAAGATTTACTATTGCAGTGCTGAGCCCTGTTACTGAAACATAATCTTTATCATTAAGTTCCATAAACGGTAAATAACACGCTTCGACTTCATTTTCACTCTTCCATTCAAAAACTAAATTCTCAAATCTATGTAAAGTTGTATTGATACTAGATACACCTAATCCAACTATTTCATTTACTTCTGCAGAAAATCCAGCACCATTTGTTCCTTCATCATCAAAAACAATTAAATCTTTAACTTTGTATCCTGAACCTCCATCTAAAATTTGAAGATTATCAACTCCTCCTTTAGTTACAGATTCTATTTTTGATAATTGTCTAATTGTTTCATTTGATTCAATAATAAAATCATTATCAGCATATTCTTCATCAACAGCATAAGGTAATGTATTCCTTAGTAAATTAGAGTTATTAAAATCAAAATCTTGAGTTAAAACTAGATTGTCATTTATTAATGGTGATCTATAAGTGCGTCCTATGAAATATGGATATTTTCCTTCAATTTTATTTGATTCAGTTGATAAACCTACTGATGTAAAATAAGCATAAATTCCATTTGGAAACTCTGGTGTTTTTGCAAATCTACCATTGTGTATATCTAAATCACCATCACTATCAAATGAGTAATCTTCAATAAAAAATCCCTCTTTAAATCCAGATGGTCTATTTTTAAGGTTAGAAACATCTAATTTGTATGATGAAGAAATAATTTTTAAATCTGAGTTAATATTTGTTGGATCTGAATATCCAAAAGGACCGTATATTGGATTTCCATCATAAGCCCATCCTATAATTGGTGAATGACTTGTAATTTTATCAAATTCACCATTTTGTTTGACATCGAAACTATTTTCTAATGAACCTGCAAGAGTTTGTGAATATCCTAAAATACCAAATGATAAAGAATTTTCTCTGGTGGTTAAGTAATTATTTCCAAATCTACCAGCATCATTTAAAGTTAAACTTCTAACTCTTGCACTGAAAGCAGCGTTCATACCTCTTGGTAGAACATTGGCATCTACAGTCAGACTACTATATCCTATACCTGATTGTACTACAACTGCATCTTGTATCTTACCATCCTGTATGATTGGTCTTACAACTGCACCTGAACCACCTGAAGTATCAGTGATAACTACTTCTGGTGCTGAAAAATATTCACTACCCTTGTTTACAACAGCAACACTATCTACTTTTCCATTTACGATGATTGGTTTTAATTCACCATTTCTACCATTCTTTACTTTTATCTCTGGTACTACTTGATGATTAAGTATTGATGAACCATAATTAGTTCCCTCTTCGCAAAGATAAACATCAGTGATTCCACCAAGGACTATAGGTGTAATATTAAATGTTCCTGTTACTGTTGATCCATATGATACTTCAATATTTACTTTAATATCAGGATATTTAAATACATGATCATCAGATCCTGTTGATTGTAAGTCAACGAATTTTCCTCTTTCATAGTCAGATGTAGATGTACCTGCAATTCCAGCATCAGCAAGTTTAAATGAATTGTCATCAACCTTGCTAATTATGTAAGATGTTGAAGTGGAAAGACCTTGAATAGGTGTAGATGCGGAATATTCAATTATTTCACCACTAGAAAATCCATGATTTACAAAATTGATAGTATCATATGAAGTTGAGATGCCAGATGATTTTACTTTTAACTTACGATTTGTATATCCTGAACCAGACTCTATGACTTTTATTGCACTTAAAGTTGTTTTATTTTCAGTTCTAAATCTATGAATTCCACTTGCAGCTGAATCAGTTGATAAACCAACTGTATTAATACCAGCCGAACCTGCTAATGCATCACTTTTAGTGTTAAAAATACGAACAGTTGAAGTATTTACAACTCTAACATAGTAAGGAGCACCATCAGATAAAGTTCCAGTTATAGTATTTGATAAGTCATATGCGGAACCAATACCGATTGGTGAGTTACCATTGCTACTGTAATATATTAATTGTCCATTCTCTAAATTATGTTGTTTTTTGAATGTGATAGTTTCATCTACAATATCAATACCACCATTAAAAAATACATTTCTACTATCAAAATCTAAAAATCTATTTCTTATTCCTATAACTGGTTGAAGAACACAACCAGAACCATTACCTCCAGTTAAAGAAACACTTGTAACTGATTCAATATCAAAATCTTGTGGGTCAACGATTACTTCTGATACACTTCCACTTAAAACTGGTTCAACTACAGCAGTTGTTCCTGGTGCAGCAGGAGTAGAATTTTCTACTATGACTTGTGGAGGATTTACAACATCATAATTTTTACCAGAATTTATTACATCTACGGATTCTAGAGGTCCAAAATAAATTTTATTATCTGATATTGGTGATCTTATTTGAACACCATCTATTAATATACCTATGTCATTTAAAGGTTGTTCTTGTTTTGATGTAACAAATAAATTTTGAGAAAGGGGTATTCTTCTTAAAATCTTATCAGTTTCTAATTTTCTATTTGCATGTCTTTGTAAAATAAAATTATGACCTCCAGCAGTTCCTAATCCAATTTGAACTGTGCTTGCAGTACCAATTTGGTTTGCTGATTCGTATAATGCTATCTTTGATATACTCTGGTTTGCAGGTGGAATTATTGGATCTACGTAATAAGTTCTTCCAGATTCTAATCCTGATAAAACTTCACTATCGGGTGAGTATATAACAGTATCACCTTGTATAAATTTGATGTTTGTATTAGCTGGAGGTGTAAATTGAATATAACTGTATAAACCAGATACAAAATCTCTTCCATCCAAATTAGATCCAACAGCAGTTTCTTCAATAATGTCAGTATCAATAATATAATTTGGAAGTGAATTAGATGCGACATAACCGTCAGCATCTCCATCTGTATATACATTTAATACATCAGATATAAGGACATCATTTCCTTGTTTTATTTCTACTCCAGTGCTAGATGCAGTCTCATATTTTCTTCTAATATCATAAGCTTCATTAGGATCTTGAGTAAAACCAGCAATATTACTTGCGGTAATTTGATTTAAATTTGTGTCTATGCTAGAAACTTGACCACTACCTACTATAACCTGCTCACCTCTTTTCAAGATATCAAAATTATCACCTACTTTCAAGTTAGATTTATCAATTATAGTATTAAAACTAAATGTGGAACCATTTATACCAACTTCAAATCTAGAACTGGTATTATACTTCCATGAATTTGCAAATATTTGTTTATAAGTTTCACCTTTATTTTTTATTTTTTCACCTACATTTTTTACAAATATACTTTCACCCTCTCTAACAAGTCTGACATCATTCACAGGTACAAGTTCAGAGAGAACACCAGTAATTCTTAAATCAATTCTCTTTGTTAAATCTCCATTTTCATAACCAAAAATAGTTTCATCAGATCTAATATCATCAGCAGTTTCAATTCTTAGACCTATACCAGTACATCCAAAAAATTGATTAAGTGTTTTAGATGTATAATCAATTCTATTTTGACCACTAATTATTGTACCAGTTGTTCCAAACCCAACAGTCGAGTCTACAGATATGACTGATGCACTTGGCGGTGCTACAGATAAAGCTTTTGTTTTACCTGGTATTGTAAAAACACCTTCAATTAGATCACGGTCACTAAAACCAACAAACAAAGATATTTTATAGTAATTTTTACCACCTCTGTTTAATATTTCAACTTCAGATACCGATGCGTTTGTAGATGTATCGGTTGACTTAAATATTGTTTGTCCAACTAAGTGTTGTGGTTGACCTGTAGGAGTGATTAAGTCAGCTACAATAACTTCTCTACGAATAAACTCCGCACCTGAAGGTTTAATAAGATTACCTTCTAAATCCAATACAGTTGATTCAACACCATATAGTATTTTAAATAATATTCTTATTGATTCCTCAATACCTTTTGACTGATAAAAAGAACGTGCAAATTTAACAAAATTTCCTACATCAAGATCAGATGAAAAATCATTATCTTCTAATCCTGGTAAAAAAGTTTTCTTTAATTTTTTATAAAATTCTTGTAAAAATAAAACTGATAAATTAATAATTTTATCACCAGAAGCATGAGAGGATGCTGTTGTATCTTCAAATATAAGACTTTCACGATTTATCTCTAATAATGAAGAACTTATTCCAACATTGTGACCAGAGATTCCACTAAAACCACGAATACATCCTGTAAATGATGTTGGAGTTATTCCTGTATATGTTATAATCTCATCGTTAATTTTTAAAAGTCCATACTCAGATGGAAAACCTTTTGTACTTGGTACTGATATAGTTGTATCTTCTGAATTTATTGTAGATGATAAAGTTGTTTCTCCAACAACAACTTCAGGCACTAAATTATCTGGTTTAATATATTGATCAAAATTACTGATTAAATCAACAGGACCACCTTGGAATTCCTGAGAGATGTAATATTGTTTAAAAAATTCTATTGCATTAGGAAAATCTGCCAGAATAAACTCAGGCAAATGGCTTTCAATAACGGTATTGACTTTTATTCGTTTGTCAATTTGAGACATTAATTATTTCCTCTCTAAATCTCCGTTGGAGTAACTAGATGTATAATAATCTCTTGTGAATACCACACCTGAAACATCTTCACCAGAAGCGATTACATCCTTAAACATATTTATTGTGCTTTTTGATACGTCAAAACTGAGGTATAAATCCTTTAATCCTACAACGTCATTTGACTCAGGGAAAGCTTGTACTTCAATTATATTGTTTTGAGTTGTTGTTGATGTAATATTAATTGTGTTTAGAATTACTTCACCCTTCATATAATCAACTATACCAGCTTCTTTCATCAAAACAACTTGCTCATTCTTATTATTTTTAGTAACAACACTTAAAGTTCCTTTCATAGAACCATCAAGATTACCAAAAGCATCTTTATTTGGTACATCTGTTAAATAAGCAGTTTGTCCAGAACCCTGAATAGTGAAACCAGTGCTCTTTATATTAAATCCTGCTGGATTTATGTAAAAACGATTTCCAAAACATAATTCATACTGAGCAAATTGGTTGAGTAATGCTTTTAAATCTCTTCTTATGATAACTTTCGTTATATTAGAGGTAATACCATTATTAACACGGTCAATTAAGGAATTTATTTTACTGTATTTGAATCTTCCACCAAATTTATTGATTTCGACATTATTAGAATATTCATTTAAAGAAGTAACGATTTCAGATTTTAAATTAGGTGCTGATGCAACTTGAGCAGGGTTATAATAGATGGTAGAGTTCAATTCTACATATAGTATTTTTAAATCAACTATTTCTGAATTTATACCAGCGATAGCGTAGTTCTTAAGTTTGTTTTTAATTTGTGTTTTATCAAAATCAGAAACATATGTACCATTTTTAGGTTTGATACTAATTTGAACTTGACCAAATTTAGGTGGGTCTAATTCTTCTCCCCCTATAACTGCAACTGACTCAGTTTGAGGAAAAATAGTCTGAATTATTGCTTCATAATCTCTTGGTGTAACCGCTCTATATTGTGCTGAGTAAAGTCTTGGTGCAAAATACTTAATAGAGGACACATCTTCTACTTCAGCACCATTAGAAGCGTTTGTGACAGTAGTAATAGTAATATTATCAGAAGGAATAAACATCTGTCCATCACTTTTGATAAATGAACCCTGAAAACTGAAATTTGAAGGACCGTTTCCACTTTCACCTTCAGTAACAATGTATTGTGCAGTAATTACTGATTGGTTTTCTAATTTTTTACCAAAAAGTCCATCTCCAAACAATAATTCATATTTTTCATCTTGAACTTCTTGTGCAAGGTAGATTTCAGAGGTTCCTGATAGATTTAAAATGTTATCTACCATCGAATATTTTCTACCAAGTCCAACATCATTGATTCCTTTGACATATACCCTTAAAGTTGAGCTATCAATACCAGGACTGTCAATAATATATCTTTGATCTTGTGATGTATCAACTCTATAGACTCTTTGAAGAAGAGTTCCTTCATAAACACTTATGGGATCATCAAATTGAGCAAATGAAGTACCATTGACATCAATTATTCTTGATGATGTGACTGTATCGGTTGTTGAAAAACGATATGTTGTATTTTGTGAATTTCCAACACATATTAAACCAGCACGTAAGGTCAAAAAACGAGGTGTGCTATCATTTGTAGTTCCAACATTGATATCATCTAATTTTATAGTTGCTACAGCAGCAGTTTTAGAACGAGGTACATATCCTATGTTACGAGCAAGTGAAACAACGTTCTCTCTAATTGTTGCAGAGTCTAAGAAAGATTCGTTTGCTACTAAATTTGCGTTAAATGCGTTAATATAGGTATTATATGCTAATGTATCAATTAAAACAGAAAAATTAGAACCTTCAAAGTCAAAATCAGTAAAATTTGAGTTTGAACGAAGAAAATCTTTGATTTGAACTTTGATTTGGTCAAAGTCTAGATTTGTAAACTGAGTAAAGGGCATATTATCTTGTTGGTTCTAATATAAAGGAGAAAGATTGGACAGGAGCTTCTAATCCGTTTATTTCAAAGATTACTTTTACCTCTAATGCGTTGGAATCTGGTGCTGCGTCAATCTCAACACCTACATCACCGACCCTTGGTTCATAATTTCGGAGGGTGCTACGTACCATATCCTCAATTATCATCACAGATGAGCCTGTAAAGTTCTCAAATAGCATTGCACGGACATTAGTTCCCAAATTTGAGTCAAAAAACCTCTCTGAAGGTATAGTTTCGACTAAATTTCTCACTGCTCTTACGATTGCTCGCTCATTTACAAGCACAGGAAGGTCTTTCGTCACTGGATGTGGTGTAAAAGACAAACTTATATCCTTAAATGCTCTTGATTTGCGTTGAATCGCCATTATTAATGCTTTTAGATTTATTTATATCCCATTATGGAGTATATTCATATCCATACTTCTGCAAATATTCTTCAAATAACTCATCGGGTACTTTTCCCTCCCAATATTCCTTCTCAGTATACTCTTTTTTAGTTTCTGATGGTTCCATAGTCGTCCTCTAATACTTCTTTAAGGTAATTTTCATCCCAATAATCATAATAATTGGTTTTCGCAAGTTTTTTTCTTGCTTCAGTTAGTTCTTTTCGTGGTTGACACAAAACTAAGTTATATTTTCCGTTACTTGTTTGTATTCCCTTTATGTATGTCTTTGTTTTTCCATGATCAGCTATGAATTTGTAGTCTTCATAGTTGCGATTGTAGTCATCAACAGCATCATAAAGAAAATTTGCACTTAAATTATCTTCAACAACATAAATCACAACATCAAAATCAGGATTCGGTACAATTTGGCATAATTTTTCCTCTTGAATACTAAAATTAGCACCTGAAGCATAAGGACAGATGCTAAAATTTCCTAATTCAGGTCTAATTTTTGATATTTGACCAATCCAATGTAAAATATATCTATTTTTTTCCTCGTTCATCAGGAGTTGTCCAGAAATAATCGTCACAATCACCCAATCGACCCCATTTTACACCATTTTCAACTTGATAGTGGTTAGTTGATACCTTAAAGTCAGGCATTTTTGCCTCTTGAGGTGTCATTGAGATGTCATACACACGACAACGATTATTTGGATAGAGTGCATACTGCCCATTTTCCAATTCAATCAGATTAAATGACTTATGTTCGTCTGGTATTTCGCTTGTACTCGCATCTATCTCATCTAAACTACCATGATAGTTGTCTAAAGTGCAAATATATTGACCTTTTTGTGTTCCAAAGTGTCTTGAGCGTATTTCCCACTCCATTGAAGCTACAATTTGCTTTACAACAGTGGTTACATTATAGTCCATACAGTTCCAAAACTGTAAATTTGGTAAATCCAAGTCTGGAGTTGGTGTTTCTGGTCTTGAAACAAATGCACTTATGGGTAATTTATCGTAAATTGCTCCATATTCGGGCAAATAAGTCTCAAAATAGAAAGCACGACCAGGTATACTCTTTGCAGTAACCCATATTCCTTCGACAAACTCACCATGTCCATCTTTTAAATCTCTTAAATACTCTTTTCTTACCCAAACCTTTACAGTCGGTAAATTAGTAAGTAGGCAAGACATTAGCGACCCTGCCCTCTATATCTTTTACGAGCCGAGTTACGAGAGGTAGCGGAATACTTTGAGTGCTTTCCTGTTCCCTGACGAGTTTTTTTAGGTCTTGACTCTGTATAAAAAGTCGCTCCCATCATTCCTGATCTTTTTGCCATATGTTTTAGTGTTTTATAATATTATAGCATAAATGCTAAATTGATCAATATTCTGTATCAAAAAAGAACAGTTGACTTAATCGACCTGTTTCTTGATTATTTCCAAAATAAGTTTGTGCAGTATGCCATTGATTTGCACGAAAAAGAATCAATCTATTGTATATATTATGGACTTCGGAAACAAGTTCCCACTTTGTCATATCATTACTAAAATCCCATATATCTTGTGAATCTCCTTGGTTCCAAGTTAAACTGCCATCAATCTTCGAGCGATAAAAACCAGTCCCACTTTCGAGTGGAGCATTTGGAGTCAAAAATAAAACACCTGCCCAGTTATTATAATTGTCAACATGCACCCAACTTCGTACGATTGCTGTTGCCATGTGAAATGCTCCTGTATATTCACCAACACCATCATACCAAGCTGTTACTTTTCCTGCATATGGACGAAGTATTTTTTCAATAGTATGTTTTGTACTCTCGTTTATATGATTAAGTGTACGTACGCCAGGATAGTTTCCTTTCACACTGAAATTCTGTGAGAGAGCAAACTTACGAACCTCATCTACATTATCATAGAAGTCATCAACAACAATTAAATTTACGTTCATGCCTTAAACTCTTTTCGATTATTTAATTCTTCAACCTTATCCATGTAACCTTCATCGCTGAGTGACATATAAGTTGCAACTAAAACAACACGACGACCATATGTCGGATACTGTTGTGCATGAGCTCCTTCAAAGGTAATACAATCATCTTCTTTTGGTAAGTATAACTCTTCTTCAACAAACGTTCCAGCATCGGTGTCTGAAAAATATATGAGTAAGTTATGATGTTTATAAGGGTGGTCACAATGAAACGTTCCATTACGACGAGTTTTTTCGGGTTGTGGATGTGTTGAGTTCAATGCCATTCTGAGAAAGAAATAATCCTCATAACCATTGAAGTTTAATATTTCACTTACAATATCTACAAATTCTTTTGCTCTGAGTGTTCCAGATGTCGTCCAGTGGTCAATCTCAGGGCGATCCATAATTGCATGAGTATAAGCCCAGTTCGGACGTAGATGAGTATCTATGCCATTATGTACAACATCAGTATTAATATACCAAGGAATTTCTGGACTTAGAACAAATCGTTTCAGTTCGAGGTACTTTTCGGTCTTAGGATTTCTCAGAATCTTCATGTGCAGGCTCATAACTAATATCTTTTGCGGTCAATTCCTTATTGTAATAAGTTTCAACAGCAAGGTCTTCCATAATATCAAAGAGTTCTCTTTCAGTGACATTCCAGAAGATAACTTTTCCTTTTCGGAGAATATTATATCTGTCTATTTTTTCTTCTTTTTGCGGTTGTCCCATTGATAGAATATGTAAAGTCCGAGTAGTGTCCAAAAGACGGTTGTAAATCCAACGTGGTTCATTACCAAGGAGTTCCTCCAATATTCGGGTCAATGTATCGATTTAAATCTTCTTGAAGTGATTCAATCGCACTGGAACCGATGCCTGTCTGTATCCAACCGATAAGCTGTGATTCGGTCAGGTCGGTGTAAGGAACGAGTGTATCAGGGCGTGAGAACGTACATATACCTGCAAGACTATGACTCATAACTGAAGTACCTGTGGTAGATACTCCAGTATAAGTGTAGACCGCAGTATGAACGAAACCGTCTGATTCCCGTTCTAAATTTTCGACTTTAAATGTGTAACTTGTGTTCATATCTCTATGTATGGGGATTATAATACTGTAGCATTAATATGAGAATGAATATAATCACGAGTATGGTAATTACTGCCATCATTAGATAATCCTCGTCTTTTCATGACCGACACGAACACGAGGGTCGCACCATATATCAAAACCAGCTTCCTTTGCATCTAAGCAAAATGAAACGTCCTCACCACACATATCCTGTACTTCACCTGATTCAAAGACTTGCATCTTTGGAGCAAACCAAGGATATGGCATTCCTTCATGCTCAAATACACCATTCTTAATTAACAACCAACCAAAGCCAGTATAGTCTACTGTAAATGGTTTCTTTCTTTTACTAATACTATCTATGGTTTCGTGATTCATCACACCTCCGTTTGTGCGGAA